TTCTGCGAGGTGAGCTCGGTCTTTTCATCGGCGGCCAGACCACCGGCGCCTTGCTTGGCTATCGCAGTGTGCTGGGTGACCTTCGGCCGGTAGAACGTCGCCGACGTCATGTCCTGCGGGCCGTCGAAGGTGACGAGCGGGCGGGCCATGTCGATGAAGTTGAGGACGTCGCCGACGATCGGGTCGGGGATGATGCCGAGGTTGTCCGACGTCTTCTGGTGGGCGGCGGCACGGTAGAACATCTCCAGCCGCTCCTTGGCCTGTCGATCGCCGGTGTTGGCGTTGAACAGCTCGAGGATGTACGCCCCTGCGGACCGGTATTCGACCGGGCCGAGGTCGGCCTGACCGCGCAAGCGGCCCATCTCGGCATAGGTCTCCTTGACCTTCTCGCGGCCGGTCATGATCGACTGGCGGGTGTCCCACAGGATGTCGAGCTGTGAGCGGACCATGTCGACACGACCCTTCATCGACGTGACGAGTTCGCGCTCGTTGTCGGTCAGGTCGCGGTTGGCGTCCTGTGCGCCGGCAATGGTGCCCTGGATGGCGGCGTTGCGCTCCTCGAGCTCGGTCTCCAGGCGCGCAATCATGGCGTCGGATTGGTGGCTTTGGTCAGCCATTGTGGTATTCCTTTCCGCGCCATGGCGCAGCAGACCGGCCTCGGATGAGGTCGGCCATCCCGTCGATCGACAGGACACTTTCTAGATTCGGCATCGCCACGTCTTCCGACAGGGCCTCCGAACGAACGCCGAGCACCGTTGCCCCGGCATAGGCCGGATTGGGCAGCATGGCGATGTGGTCGAGCAGCGCGACCCGGAAGATCCGGCGGAGCCCGTTGAGAATCTCGAAACCAGAACGGTTGGTCGCGGCACCGACCGAGGCGCGCAGGATGCCGTCGTCGGCGAGGCGTAGCGTCTCGTCGCCGAGCGGGGTGTTGGAGATCTTCGTCAAGGCGATCGCCCCGCGGGGATCGTCGTGGCGCAGTTCGACGACCTTGCCGACGGTGCGCTCGTACTTGTGATCGCGGTTGACGGTGATGTGCGATGTGCCCGGATCAATCTCGCTGAACGCACCGGGCTCGAAGACCTCGCGCATCATCTTGCCGCTGTTGACGGGGTACTCGACCAAGGCCTCCTGTCCGTAGGGAGCAGCGATCACTTCGATAGTCCGGTTGGCGAAGTCGACGGCGCCTGTTACGGCGTTGCGATACTCAATTTGTGCCACTGTCGGCTCCTGTCAATGCGGCCGCCGAGGCGACGCTGTTGAATCGCTCCATACGGGCAACTTCCTCGCCCGACAGGGCGCCGATGCCGACCAACTTCACGTAGGCATCAGCCCGCTCGTTCAGCGCCGGCCGGCTGTACTCGTCGCGGTTCAGTTCCGCCGACGTGCCACGAGGCATCGCCCAATTCGACAGGGCAGACATCACCGCGGTCACCTTCGGACGGATCGACGCACGGTCGTGGAAGTCGAACAGCGACGAGACATTGCTGTAGGTCATCGAGTCACCGCCCGACGGCAAGCCGAGCAGGAACGGTGGGACACCGAGCGCGATGGCGATACGGGAGTCGTTCCACTGGGTCAGCTCCAGCAGGGCCAGATCCTTCGGTGACATCTGTTGATGGGCGTTGAGCGTGATCCCGCCCGACAGCAGGCCCGGTCGACCGATCGAACCGGCACGCGACGCCATCCACTGCTCGAACACCTCATCGGCCTGCGCCTTGGTCAACTGTCGCTCAACGTCCAGGGTATAGCGCGGCACGCCACCCGTAGCGATCACCTCGTCGACCTGTCGAGCGAGGACACCGAGTGTGACCATCCGCGCCCCGGCAGCCTCCAACGGGCCGACACCGTGCGGGTTGTTCGTCGACGACTGATAGCGGATGTGCAAGATCTCGTCGGTGACCTCACGCTTGCCGATCCAGTAACGGCGGTAGGGCCCGTCCATCTCGACTTTCACATAGGCCGGACAGATGACACGCATTGTCCGCGGGTAGCCGTCGGCGTAGTACTCGAACGGCATCACGAACGCCTCACCGAGCATGAAGTCCCAGAACAGTTGCTTGGCAAACTCGTACCACGACGTATAGATCGTCGGGTCAGGATTCACCATCCACGACGGAGCCTCGACGATCTGCCCCGATGTCATCCGATACACCGGCATCGAAGCGATAACCGACGAGTTCAAGTCGAGAGCGTTCCAAGCGGTGTCGACCAGCTTGCCGAACCCCGGACCGGCACCCCAGTTGGGCAGCGCCCATTCGGCCGGCCACCCATCCCACGGTGACGGCGCCAGCCACGGCAAACCACGCGAGAACGTTTCGGTCTGGTCGACCACGAACCCGTTGGCGTCACCAGCCGTGTAATCGTTGGGCCCGACAGACGGCGGAACAGACGGCGGATTGCCGTTCGAGATCTCACCGCCAGGCATCGGCTGTTTCAGCCACGTCCAGAATGACACGTCGCCTCCTAGAAGTACATCGCCGGGACAGGTGACAGCACTGGCACGCCGCCGGCCGCAACGGTGCAGGCCATGAACGGGGTAATCTCGATGCTCGACTTGCGCTGAGACAGCACCACGGCGCCGTCGACACCGATACGCAGTACGGCGTTCTTGACTGCCATGTTCAGTGATGGTTGACCGAGGTGGCGGAGTCCCGGAACGATCACCATCTCGCCGTCTTCATTCTCGATCGGCTCACCCTTGGCGGCTGCAATCACCAGGCCCGTCGCTCGTGCAGCGTCAGCCGTCGACACCTCGTCGACCTCGACACCGGCCTCGATCAGCCGCGAGATCAGGGCACTCTCCGGACCGCCCTTGTGAACGCGCAACGGGATCTGCTTCGAGTCGTATGCCGCTTTGCAATACGGGACCACCCACGCCGTGCCCTGCCGGTGTTCCATCCACTCCATGTGGAAGTCGCCATCATCGCGGCGACCGGCGACACCGATTGCCGACCACTGCGGGCCGAGCTCGATCGGCGACACCGACAACGCCCAGGCCCACCCGGACGTGATTACGCTCGACTCGTCCGTCAGGTCGAGCCAGTTCGGGATGACGCCACCCTCGGGCTTGGAATCCCACACGCCCAACGCCTCGCGGACGAACGACTCAGCCGTCAGGTTCTTCTTCATCCGCAACATCGCCGCGTCGGGTGTCCGGTACGGGTAGGACGGATTCGCCTTGGCCCATTGCTTGCGGTCGGTGGACTGGCAGCCCTCGTCGGCAGAGAACTCTAGATAGGCCATGTCGTCCGAGTCGCCGCCCAGGGCGTCGTCACGTTTCATCTTGAACACGTCGGCCGGGTCAGTCGGTTTCGGTGGGGTGCCGGTGAACAGCAGCAGCGGATTCGCCGCCGTGTTCGTCGCCGGCACCATGTCATCGATCGCGTTCTCCGTCAGGATCTGCGCCTCGTCGAACACTTCGATATCGACGTTGTCGAAGCCTCGACCGAACCCACGCTCACGAGCACCGAACAGGATTCGGGAACCGTTGCGGAATCGGATCGTCGCCTCACCGGCACCGAGGATCGGTTTCAGCATGTGCGGCGCCACCTTGCGGCGCCGTGAGAACGCCTGCATCTTGGCGAACGTCTCATTGGCCGTCCGTAGCCGGTGAGCAGTCCACAACACGGTCAGCCCTGGATGGAGCAGGCAGAGTGCGAAGACAATCGCACCGATCAGGAACGTCTTGCCGACCTGCCTCGGGATCGACATGACCACACCGCCGATCGAGCAGGCGTAGGAACCGTCGGCACGCTTCGACAGGATGACCCGGCCGGCACCGTCCTGCCATGGATCGAACTCGACACCGAACGAGGCGCACTTGTCGCGAACTGCCGGCCAGCCAGTCGACACGATGCCGGTGGGTAGCACGACATGGCGTGCAATGTCAGACAGCGACCCAGGGCTCGTCGGGAGTTGATTGGCCTTCATCGCTGGCCTCCGCCTCGAGCGTGTCGATCGCCGCAATCTCCTTGGTGATCTCCATCAGCCGGCGTGACAACGCCGCCAGATCACGCGGTGGGCAGTTCGGATCTTCGACTGTCTTGGCGACCCGTTCCCGTAGCGCTGCCAGTTGCTCACGGATCGAGCCGTCAGCGGCAGCCTGGGTGATCGTCAGCTTGCGAGGCTTGGCCTTGCGCTCGTCGGGAGCCACGGCGTGCAGTTTGGTCGCCATCTGACCCCCCTAGTGGAAAATCGTCGAGCATAGAGGTTCAGCG